ACACATACGCAAGTCAGCTAGAGCTGAGATGCAAGACCATGTAAAAGAGTTATTTGCAGAGCCGGTAGCAGAAGACTTAAAACAAGAGGTTGCTAAGTATGTTAAGCCGTCACAAGGCTTGTCTATCCATTCCATTGATTACGGCAAATTAGCTCAAGATGTGGACTTAGTGCAACGGATCATTAACAGATTTAGAGAAATGCAACAAGAACAGGAGGATGAAGCATTACTACTAATGCTCATGTAACCATGGCTGCTAAAAACGATATAACAGGCGATACTATACAGACTCGCATGAAGGGTAAAACCTTTGATGACAATTACGACAAGATAGATCGCACAGTAAGGTTAGAAGAAAAGCAAGACGATCATGAAGACGATTTAGTAACAATGAAAGCTGACTTCTTAGAGCGATGGAATCTTAGTGGTGAAGAAGGCGAAAAGGTTTGGCAAGAAAAGCTAACCATGATGTACAGACAAGGCACTGTATCGTTGCCTTATGTCCGTGAAGACTACAAGCCCTATCAGTCAATGATTGATGGTCGCATGATAGAGGGCAAGAAAGCTCACAGAGAGCATCTAAAGCGTAACAACTGCATAGAAGCAGGTGATATGCCTATAAAGAATCCAGAAAGACCTAGGGATAACTTGAAAGAGCAAATTGCAAGAGAAGTTTACAACAAATTGCGTTATTAATAAGGGAGCAACAAATGGCAAAAGTTTCAAATTTAACAGGTTCAGGTATCGCTGGCGGTGCTGCACAATCTGTAGTTGGTTATGTATCATTGGCTCAAACAGCTAGTGGTGCTACACAAGGCGCACAAACCGCTGTTAGCGACATCGTGCAATACACAACATCAACATCTAACTACGGCCCTACATTGTCAGCCACAGCAGCACCTGGCGACACAGTAACAATCGTAAACGGTTCAGCTAACACAATCAAAGTATGGCCAGCTTCAGGCTTTTCAATTGATGGTGGTACTGCCGATGCAGCAGCTACACAAGCAACATTAGTTACCAAACAATATGTTTCACTAGGTAACGGTAACTGGGTAACACTATAAACAACCGACACATAACAACAATGTGTCTAAAAAAATCAGTTTTGTATACATATAAATAAAATATGTACAAAAAAATCAGTTTTATATACATAAGGAAGCAAAATGGAAAACCAGACTACTCTGGATGAGCCAATTAGCCTAAGAGATACAATTGAAAACGCTATTGAATCAACAGAATCAGCAGTAACAGAAAATACGACCTCACAGGACGCTGTAGAAAGCGATAAAACTTCTCGTCCTAGGGATGAGTCAGGTAAATTCGCTAAAACCTCTCAAAACGCTTCAAAAGAGCTTACAGAGGCATCTGATGACAATGTTGTAGAAAATGATACAAATGTAGCAGAAATTAACACAAAACCTCGTCCTAGTTCATGGAAAAAGGATTACGAGGAGCATTGGGGTAAGTTAGACCCAACTTTGCAGGATTATATACAGCAAAGGGAAGCTGATTACGCTAAAGGCGTGTCAACTTACAAAAATCAATGGGACATGGCTCAACCAGTAATGGAAAGCTTGCGTCAATTTGAACCCTTGTTACAACAATATGGCGTAGCTCCACAACAATGGATTACGCAGCTAGGTAATGCTCATGCCAAATTGGTTATGGGTACACCTGAGCAAAAGATGCAAACCTTTCAACAATTAGCTAATGATTACGGAATTAACTTGGGTGCAGTAACTGGCCAAACAGGTTACGATCCACAGTTCTCACAATTAGCTCAAGAGTTGGCACAAATAAAAAATCAATGGTCAAGCTTTCAAAGTTCGCAAGAACAATTAGAGCAAGCCCAGTTGCAGAATGAGATTTCGTCATTTAAAGATGACAAACCTTATTTTGAAGAAGTTCGTGAAACCATGGCTGGACTACTCCAAAGCGGAATGGCAAACGACCTTCAATCAGCTTATGACAAAGCTATCCGATTAAACGATGATGTATTTCAGAAAGTAAATGCTGAACAAGCGCAGAAATCTGAAGCAGCTCAACGAGAAAAGGTAGCCCAGGCAAAAGCGAAGGTACTTTCACCGAAGTCAACAACGCCTACAGCGTCAGCGTCTAGTGGTGGTAAGTCCGCAAGCTCTGCTAGAGATGCAATTATGCAAGCATTTGAACAGCACTCTAGTGGTTTAATCTGACAATAAATAAGGAGTGACATTATGGCTTTTGCCAATTCAACCGTGTCAGACATTATTGCAACTACCATTCAAAGTCGTAGTGGCAAATTGGCTGACAACGTAACACTAAACAATGCGGTTTTAGACCGTTTACGCAAACGTGGTAACGTACGCCCATTCTCAGGCGGTAACGTGATCTTAGAAGAGATCATGTACAACGATTCCAATACAAACAACACTAACTCATACAGCGGTTACGAAACTCTGAACATTGCGCCTAACAGCCCAATCTCAGCAGCTCAATTCTCTATCGCTCAATATGCGTCTGCTGTTACCATCTCTGGCTTGGAAATGTTGCAAAACAGTTCTAAAGAGGCAATCATTGACTTGTTAGAAGGTCGTGTACAAGTTGCTGAAGGTCAATTGATGAACCGCATCCAAACTGACATCTACGGTGACGGTACTGGTAACGGTGGTAAAAACTTAACTGGTTTGGCTGCTGCTGTTGCAGATAGTCCAGCTACTGGTGTTTATGGTGGTATTAACCGTGCAACATGGTCATTCTGGCAAAACCAAGCTTTCTCTGGCGTAACCAATGGCGGTGCTGCTGTTTCTGCTGCTAACATTCAATCTTACATGACTCAACTAGCTATTAAATTAGTTCGTGGTCAAGATAAGGCTGATTTGATTGTAGCTGACAACAACTACTACTCACTATATGTAAACTCATTGCAAGCTATCCAACGCGTAACTTCAGTTGATGAAGGCGCTGCTGGTTTCGCTTCATTGAAATTCTACGGTGGCGGTACATCTGCTGATGTAGTATTAGGTGGTGGTATTGGTTCTCAAGCAACTGCAAACCATATGTGGTTCTTGAACACTAACTACATCTACTTCCGTCCACATACAGATCGTAACTTTGCCCCTATCGGTGGCGAGCGTCAATCTGTAAACCAAGACGCAGTAGTTAAACTAATCGGTTGGGCTGGTAACTTAACTAGCTCTGGTCCACAATTCAGTGGCGTTCTTAAGGCTTAAGGGGAAATAACATGGCATATTCAGTAACCCCACTTGCTGGGATTGATTTGGTTGACACCGTAACGGCAGTAGAAATTGCTGCTGGCTCACCTGTAAACGCTTTACTTGGTACTCAAGTATGGGGTTCAGATGGTCGTCGTTATGTATTTGCAAAAGCGGGCGATTCTATCAGTGCTTCTGATACAACTTGCTCTGTAGACGCAACAACATTCGTAGCATCAAATGTTGGCGGTACATACGATTCACCAGCAACGGCAATGGTTGTTGGCGATTACGGCTGGTTCAGCGAAGCATCAGTGTAATCTAAAAGACTCTCACCTCTTCGGAGGTGGGTTTCTAGGTAGTTTTCATTCCGAGAGCTATCTACAAACCCCAAACCACTTTGGAGATTCAAATGCAATACAACACAGATGTAAATAACCCCGATTCACGATTGAATGTTAAGTTCTATCAACGAGCAGTAAGTAACGAGTTTAAGAGTGCTTTAGAAGGCCGTCCTATCATGGAGATGGCAGACTTTATTTTAATAGAAGTCCCAGGCAACACTCACACAGTAATTGACACCTTTGCTGCGGCAGAACACAAAACACGCTTCCCTATACAATGGGCAAGGTATCAGAACGAGAAAACAGATGGCGATATTGAAGGCACATTGCTTCACGATTGGCCAGTTTTAAATGCAGCTTCAGCGGCAGAGTTAAAACACTTTAAATTTTACACAGTAGAGCAGGTTGCAGAAGCCTCTGATGCCCAATTAGGCACAATGGGTATGGCAGCAGGTATGTCACCATTAGCTCTGCGTGACAAGGCAAAAGCTTTCTTATCTAGCGCCAAAGGCACAGCATTAGTTCAACAACAAGCAGACGAGCTTCGTAAGCGTGATGAAGAGCTATCAGCAGTCAAGGCTCAACTAGCAGAGTTAGCACAAAAAATGAATCAACCTAAAGCTGCGCCTAAAAAGGCTAAAGCAGAGGAATTAGAGGAATAATATGGCAACAACTCTCTTGCAATTAGTACAACAAGCATCGGCCGAGATGGGCTTGGCTATCCCTAATACGGTAGCCGGCAATACCTCAACTGATGTTACGCAAATGTATTACCTTATCAATGCGGCAGGTAACGAACTTGCGAGAGAGTACCCATGGGAAGCAATGAATACCGAGTACGATTGGTATTCTCAATACTCTGAATCAGACGGTGCTATTCTTTACGGCACTAGCGTGATCACAGGTGTGGACCCGGCTACTGTAGCGTTTATCAACGCTGCCGGTGCAGAAAACTTCCAAGTGCAAGGTGAAGGCGTCATTCAAAGTACACAAGTGGTGTCTGCATTAGGCACTACCGTTACAATCAACAGTGCAGCAACTAGCGATGGTTCGGGCAACTATGTATTTGGTCAAGTTATGTATGACTTGCCAGCCGGGTTTGATCGGATTACTGATCGCACACAATACGATAAATCTAAACGCTGGGAAATGTTAGGCCCTGAAACACCACAACAATGGCAATGGCTCAAGTCTAGCTACATCTCAACTGGCCCTCGTATTCGTTGGCGTATTATGGGTCAAAAGTTTCAAATATGGCCACTTACATCTACTAACGAATACCTAAGCTTTGAGTACATATCAGGCAACTGGGCGCAATCATCATCAGGCACAGGCCAAACTCAATTCATACAAGATTCTGACACTTGCATATTCCCTGATCGTTTAATTGTATTAGGCTTGAAAAAGAAATACTTTGAGGTCAAAGGCTTTGATACATCATCCTATCAGCGTGACTATGATATGCAACTTAACATTGCTAAAGCTAATGATGCAGGTTCACCAACACTATCCCTCGCACCAAGAACAGCCAATGTATTAATTGGTTGGGAAAACATACCAGACGCTAACTACGGAGCTTAATAATGGCTAGAGCTAAAAGAGCTGTATCACAGCCAGTATCATTGCCAGCACCAGTAGGTGGATGGAACGCTAGGGATGCTTTGCCAGCCATGGCCCCTTCTGACGCTGTTATTCTTGAGAATTGGTTTCCAGCAACTACAGAAGTGACATTAAGAAACGGCTATATAAAACACTCCACAGGCATTACAGGGCAAGTAGAAACCCTTATGGCATATTCTGGAGCAGCCACAGACAAGTTATTTGCTATTGCTGGCGGCAGTGTATATGATGCTTCATCTCAAGGCGCTGTAGGTGCTGCCGTATTGACTGGATTGACTAATTCTAAATGGGGCTATTGCAACATAGCAACCGCTGGTGGCAACTTTTTATCAATGGCCAATGGTGTAGACGCACCTAGAAATTATAATGGCTCTACATGGTCTACTCCGTCTATTACAGGGGTAACTGCTACTACATTGCGTGACCCTATACTGTATGCTGAAAGACAATTCTTTATACAAGACAACACTTTAAAAGTTTGGTATTTGCCAGTAGATTCAATCGCTGGCGCTGCTAACTTTGTAGATGTGTCTTCATTTATGACTAAGGGCGGTTACATTGTAGCTCACGGCACTTGGACTATTGACGCTGGTAATGGTGTAAATGACCACTATGTAATTATGACCAATAAAGGTCAAATCATTGTATATCAAGGCATAGACCCTACATCAGCGACAACTTGGTCTATGGTAGGCGTGTGGGATATTGGTGCGCCAGTAGGCCGTAGAAGTTTATACAAATACGCTGGTGATATGCTTATCATCTGTCAAGACGGTGTAGTGCCATTATCAGGTGCTTTGCAGTCATCTAGGGTTCAACCTAGAGTGGCCATTACAGACAAGATTCAGTATGCGATTTCAGAGGCTGTAACTAGCTATGCCAACAACTTTGGCTGGCAATTAATGTATGTGCCTACTATTAACCAATTATGGTTAAATGTGCCTATACAAGAAGGCCAAAATCAACAACAATATGCAATGAACACTATTACAGGCGCATGGTGCAACTATACCGGTTGGAACGCTAATTGCATGGAAATGTTTAATGACGAGCCTTACTTTGG